ACGCAAAGCCTGCTTCTGCTGTACACATATTATTTTAACTCCTTCATTACTAATATAAAATTTAATTTTTCATGTCCGTATGGTAACTTCTTCTTTGGTTCAAATCCTAAAAACTGTAACCATTTTAAAGTTTCCCAATTACGTTCATCCACAAAGTTGTAAAGATATTTATATCCTTGTCCCATTTGTGCTACCCAGTAAGGACATTCTTTTAAGAATTGTCTCACATGATTTCTGAGTAAATCGCTTGATAACATCCATGCTACTCCATAGCCTTCTTCAAATTCACACGGAGTTGTTCCAAACATTCCGACAACACCTTCTTCTTTTGTACCTAAGATTGTGTAGTTTCTTGCGCCTTCATAAGTGAAGGGAAGAACTAATGCTTTTAATGGACTTAGGTTGTCCGAAGCTTTAATTTCACGTCTATCTGCTAGACGCATTTTAGGTGCTAAGTCGATACAATCTTGTAAGATTGCAGGTCTAACACATTTTTCCATATTACATCCTTCTATTTCTTCTATGATAAAATCCTTCAATTTCTGCTGATATAAAGTGACAAGGCAAATGTGAACTTGAAACTAACTTACAAACAAAATCTGTATTTTTAGATTGAATAGGAATATTAAATGTTCCACTTGCAATGTTTGGTTGTCCAATCACAGAGTTTGCTGAGTTAATTACATTACCTGACATTTCATAAGTTGATAAACTTCTTCCATTTGGTAAAACTGTTGCTGTAAAGAAGCCACTGTCTTGAAAGTCTACTCTCATAGTTCTAACTTGGAATCTTCCAGAAGTTATAGCTACTTGTCCTGCTTGAGTGTTTTCTCTTACATATGGTTTTGTAAACTCATAAAGAGATTCAAAAGCACTTCCAAAAATACATGAAGTATGATTTCCTTTAACTACAACTGTAGTTCCACTTTGACTATCAATAGTTAAATCTGCACCATTAGTTGCGTCAATAGCTAATAAAGTTTGATTGTGTTCATACGGTATTGTAAATGTAGTTTTATCAGTTGTACTGTTGTAACTTCCAGTTAATGTTGCTGTTTGCATATCTATGTTAACTGGAAAAGATAAAGAATTGAAATTAGGATTTCTTAAATCCATTTTTAATAATTTTAAATTTCTGTTTTCATTTGCTAATATATAAAGATAACTGTCATAAGCTTCTGCTGAAACTATTTGCATATTATTAAAAGTAAATGTGGACCAGGCAGATTGTACTTTTTTATCTGCGTCCCAGAAATATTTATAAACATACATCTTACTAGCGTTTGTTGCAGTTATATCTGAACTAGCTGTGTAAGGTGCTGTATTATTTCCGTCTAAAGTGTCGTGACATAATACAACCATTGTGTCTTCAATATTGTTAGAAACAATTTTATAACAATTGCTTGGTATTAAAGTGTTAACTCCAATTGTAATATCTAATCCGTCATTAGTTAAAGTATCATCATCTGCAAAGTATTCTGTTAAAGCTGTTTTATCATTTCTCTTTTGAGCAAAGTAAACAAATTTACCTGCTGACTTTGGTGCTACTTTTGTATCGTGAGCAAACGTACTTGTTTTAGAAAGTACGGCTGAAGTAGGTGTAATACTATCACCAGAAGATTCTAATATATATTGTGACTCTGCTGAAAATAATAAAAGTTGTTCATTAAAGTCAATAGAGTTATAAAGTTTATTAACTGTTGTACCACTAGCTGCAATGTCAATTGGGTCAGTATCTAATACATCTGTGCCAGTGGTAACATAGAAATTGTAATACTCACCATTTTCTGACATTACTAAATTTTGGTTTGAAATAATTCCAAATCTATTTTGAAAGAAAGTTAAATTATTAATTTTATTTCCGACAAAACTTGGTGCAGGGTTTGTAGTTTCATCACCTGCAACTCTATCTGTCCATGTATCTTTTTTAAATGTAAATGTACCGTTGTTGTTATTTACTAAAGCGTGTGGCATTGTACTATCATCTAGACCAACTTTTACGCCTGGTCCTATAGTTTCTTTCCAAACACCATTATTTTCAAACTTTACATAATAATCTGAAAGTGTATCACCTTCTTCACCAGTGATTTGAATAATCATATTTGGTTTTGCGTAGTACGGTAAATCTGTAAAATCTTGTATAGCGTCTTTTACTGCATACATAGCTTGGTTACCAAAACCGTCTGTAGTTTCAATTCCAAACGTACCACTAGAACACGATAGATAAATAGTGTTACCATATTGTGCATTAGTGAATGTTCCTGTAATTCCAGAATAGTTTGCTAATCCTTGAGTTGAACTTAATACTGCACCAGTGTCGGTTCTTACAGTTTCAAAACCTATTCCATCTGCCCCACTAGACCAATGAGAAGAAGCTGTTCCATATAATAATATATGTGCAATCTTTTCAGTGTCTCTAAATTTACCATCTGTTGAAGCGTCATTACCAGTAGGCATTTGAAATTTAACTTCTATTGGATAAGACCACGTAGAATGATTTAAAGTTACACTATACTGTCTACCGTATTGTGAACTTTTAACATAAACTAAAGCTTCTTGTACTTTTGCTGCTGTTGTAGATGAGTCTTCTGTTACAGTTTTTTGAGCGTTAGCTACAAAAGTATAGTCTGCTATGTTTGTGAATTTAAAATCTTCTAAAGGGTTTGTAGAAGTTAGGTAAGAAGTACCATCTGGCGTACTAACAGTTTTTTCATTACCTGCTAAATCAAAAACTTTAACACCTTGGTTATAGAAAATTGCTACATACTGATTGTTAGCGTCTCTATTAATCCATTGCACTGCGCAATTGTTTGGTATTGCTTGATTAGCTAATAAGTTAGCGACAAAATGAGTGCCTGTTCTTTTAGATAAACCGTCAATTATATTTGATTGAAAATTTATTTGGTTCTCAGCTTGAGATACATTTCTCTGTACTGGGTTTTGTTGGCTTACTCCGTTTATTAAGTTAGGTATTGACTGAGATATTAATGCCATTGCTAACTCCTATTTGAACGTTTATTGCCACGATTTGTTATGTAATTCATATTGTATTCATCTTTTAGAATATTAGCGTCCATTGCTCTTGAGTCTGCTTGTTCAAAAGCTACATGAGCTTCATTTTCATCTAAGCCTGCTAATTTAACTAATTCGTTTGCGCCAATATATCTAGCTGCAAATCTTCTAGAAGCTTTAACTACAATATATCTTCTTGCATATTCTGGAAGATGTTCAAATTGTTGAACTAAAACTTTATCTAATAGTGGGTCGGCAGTAAATACATCTGTATGATTTTTTAAGTCATATAAAAATCCGTTTCTAATTGTGTATTGATATACATATTGCCATGGTGCTGAAGCTTCAGCTTGAACACAGTTTGAATCTAGAGGTACTTTATTATTAGAGTCTCTATTTTGTGTTACATTAAATTCTCTGTTGAAAAACCATCCTTGTGACTGAACACTCATAGACGTTTCATCTAAAATATTTATAGCTACAGCAACGTCTGTTCCAATGTTTCCTGTAATAGCACTGACTGGCGCTTCACCAATAAAACTTAGCATGGTGTTTATCGCCTGTAATTCTGTTGTCGGTGTTATTTGTGTTGTCATTGATTTTCCTTTTTTAAAAATTAAAGTGGGGGATTAAGTCTCCCTCTTCCCCCACTCCTTATAAGTATAAAGATACCTAAAGATTAAGCGTCTTTAATTCCTACAGCACTTTCTGGTCTTAATACGCCATGTCCCATAGCATATTTAGCAACCATTAGAGTACCTTGTCTTCTAATGTCGTATTCCATTTCAGTAGCTAAATCCATTAACTTAACAGTTCCTACTGCTGAAGGGTGACAAACTAAAGCTTCGTAGTTAGTCAAGTTTACTGCTTGAGGGTTTGAACCACCTTGAGTAGCAGAACCTTGGTCTACACCAGAGTTTACGTTTGAAGCAACAAAGTGAGGAACTGAAATTAATTTAATTCCTGCAATTTGCAATACTTTACCAGAAGCTACACCACCGTTAGCACCACCACTGAAGTCAACATTGACTGCATTAGTAGCATTCGCTAATTTGTAGTACATTTCTGGTTTGATGAAACAAATTCTACCGTCAGCCGGTACATATTTGTCGTCTAATGTTTTCGCAGCATCGAACAATGAATCTATCATTCCGTTTGCAGATGTTGCCGCTGTTGCAGAAGCGATTGCAGTATTAGTTAATACTGTACCACCGTCTCCACCAGTTACATTAGCCGAACCTTGTGCAGCCAGACCAATAGTTTGTAGAACGTGTTTGTCTTTTGTGAAAGCTAATGCTCTACCGATTTCAGTAGAGTAAGCGCTTCTCACATCCCAGTGATTTTTTGCTTCTTCCAAATTTGAAAGAAAAGCACTTGAGATTAAAAGGTCATTAATTGTAATAACCTTTTCGTTGTGGTTCACATCAGAACCAAGTATTTCTGCTCCAGGAGTATGGTAAGCCGCAGTAGTTCTGCCCATTACAGGGAATGTTGCAGATTTACCGTTTGCGATTGACCTTACTGAATCAGCGCCTTGTGTTTTACTCGCTCTATCGAATGAAGTAATAACTTCACCGGCAAAAACTTTTAAAAACAATGCATCTTCTGAACCAGAAGCATTTACTCGTCCAATGGAAGCCGGACTTGCGTTTGACATAATTGTCTCCTTTTTCCTATTGTTATTGTTTAAAAAGCCTTCACAAATTTCAAGTGTATTTCACAAGATTGTCGTTCCTCGGAACGGTCAAGTTAATGGACTTTAACTTTGTGTTAGCAGTTGCTACCTAAATAGGTAACACAACTATTTATTTTTTGGTTTTGGTTTCGGCTTTGGTTTCGGTTTCGGTTTGTACTTGTTTGGCATTTATTATTTTCTCCAATTCGTCTAATTGATGTTTGGCGCAAGTTAATTTTTCAAACCTATCTACTATAACTTCGAAAATTTTATCATGGTCGCCAATTGCCACTGGTTTTTGTAAATACACATCTAAGATAGCCGTATGTTCAGCTACCTTAGCTTCAAGATATTTTTTAAGTGCTAAAAACATTACAGACTACTATTCTTTAGTTTAGCTTGAACGTCAGCTCTATAAGCATTATCTTTTTGGTATCTATCATCTGCCATTGCAGCAGTAACTTCAGCCCAAGAACGATAACCAGGCGCATTGCTTGTACTTGGTCTATCCCCTTTAGCTAAATTTGGTTCAACACCTTCAGCATTTTTAAATCTAGCATTTAATCCTGCGATTGCTAATTTAGTTGCTTCAATGTCTTTACCATTTACTGTTGTATTATAAGCGTTTACTTCTGCTTCGCTTAAATTATTAGAAGCCCACGACATCATATTTCTATAATTTTCATCACCACCTACTTCTTGTTTTAAAGTGTTGGCTGTTTGAACTGCGATAGCTTCTTGTCCTTTAATAAAAGCGTCAACGTAATCTTTTGGTATTCCTGCTTTTTCTAAAGCATTATAAGATTTTTCGTTTAATTCACCACTTTCATTATATTCTTGTTGAAGAGTGTCCATACTTAAACCGGCACTTTCAACTGCGTCTTCTGCTTTATCAATTGATAAGTCAGAATCTTTTGTTTGTTTGTTAGGTTCTGAGTCTTTATTAGTATTATCTTGAGACTGTCCTAATTTGTTTTCAAGTTCGCCATAGGCTTTAGCCATGTCTTCAGCGTTCTTAAATTTTTCAGGTAACCACTCAGGTCTGCTCTCGTTCTCATAAGTTTTATCTTGAGCTGCGTCTGTTGGTTTTTCTGAAGTTGTTTCTGCTTCTTTTATTTCTACTTTTTCGACCATTTGATATTATCCTCTTGGTTTTGTAACGTTGTCTGCAACTTTAGGTGCTACTGCTTGAGCAGTCTCAACCATTTGCTGTTGTTGTTGCATTTGCATTTGTTGTTCTTGTTCTGCTTGTAATTGTTCAGGAGACTTAATTAAGTTCTCAGTTTCAATTCCATGTCCTGTAGCAAGTCTTTCAATTAAATCACCTATGTTTAATAATTGAACTGCTTGAGGATTCATTTGTGCTAACTGTCCTATCTCTCCTACAAACTCTCTAAGTTTTTGTAAGTCATTACCACGACCTAGTGCTTCGACACCAGTTATGATAGTAGGTCTTACAGAACCTTTTGGAAGTTTTGGTATTTCATTTTTACTTCCCATTCTCATCATTAAAAGAGAAACTAAAGGTAATTGTAATTCTTGTGATAATAAAGAATAAATTCCACCCATAGCTGTTTCAAGTTCATTAGCCATATATCTAATTTCTTGAGCAGTAACTCTCTCTGCTTGACGTTGAATTGCTGTATTAAGTAGGAATGCATATGCTAGTCTTTCTTCAAGTCTACCAATTGCTTTCTCTACTGTTTGTAAATCGTAAAATTTCTCTGCTTGTAAAACAGAAACATCGTCTCTGCTTCCAGAAATAATGTCACCATTTCTAGAAACTGCAATGTCTCTTTTCTTTGTTGTTGAATTTGGTTTAACCATGAAAACCATTTTAGCTGACGCAGCGGCACTTTCTACAAGCGCTTGAGATAATCCTTCAAGGCTCTTCAAGTCACCAATAAATTCCTCTACGTAACTTCTTCCATAGTCCTCAGAATCCACACGTACCATTCTTAAACATAACCATGGTAGTTGGTCTGCATTGTGTTCACCAATTGAAGAAGGTATTTTAATTCCTTTTGCTTCTTGGCAAACATAAAATTTCTTATTATCTAGTTTGTAAATATGTGTATACAAATCACAAGTAGTTTCAGATTTAGTTTCTTCTTCACTCATTTGAGCGTAGATTTGTTCTCTAACTTCTGGTTCTAATCCTACAATTGATACAGTTTCTTTTACAACTACTTCTAATAAATTACCGTCACCGTCTCTTTTACATACATATTGATTAAGAGGAAATACTCTCATACTTCCAACTTTAGGTATATGACATAAAACATTTCCACCCACAATTAAATGTTTAATAGCTTCAAATGTAGGTACTCTAATTGCAAGTGATTCAATCTTACCCATAACTTCACGTTCAATTTTTGCTAATGATTTTTCAATAGCAGTTTTAAGTTGTGGTTGTTCTTCTACTTGTTCTTTAGCTTTACCTTGTATCGCTAATCTAAAAAATGGTTGATTTGGGGGAAGTAGCAACAGTAAGAGTTTACTGGCTAAGTTGTTGACACCTCTGCTTCCAACTGATTGGAAGGGGCTATAAAAATCTTGTGTTGGGGTAAATGAATTTTCAGGTATTAAAGTTGGTATCGTCAATTCCGAACATTGTCTTCCTCTTTCAAGAAAGTGTTCTCTTTTTTCGGACAGAGAATTGTATCGGCTTTCTGCCGTGTTGTTTAAATTTTCTGTCTGCATTTATAGTACCTACGCTTGTGGTGTTGTACCTGGAATAGTAATATCAGTTTGCATTTGAGTAGTACCTGTTTTCTTCTTCTTTTTCTTTCCTATTTCTAAAGCGTCTTCTGAAGCTAATTCAATAGTAGGTGCTAATTCATCGCCTGATGAAACTGCTTGTCTTACTGGCGCAACTGTTTCTTGAACAGGTGGCATTGACGGTCTTCCCATACACATAATTGTTTCTCCTTTAATATTGAGGTATCGTTAAATCAGACGAACTACTTGTAGTTACATCTGAAGATTGTGATACACTGCTTTTCTTTTCTTGTTTCTTCACCGGAGTTGTATCTATCTCTGGTGGATTGTCTTTTGGATTCATAATGTTTCCATCGACATATTTAATATTAGGGTCTGGTCTTGTAATGACCGGTGCTGCTTTTGTTGATGAAAAACACATATTACTTCTCCCCTAATAAATTATTTTCGTTTCTGTTTTTTAATTCAAGTAGCCATGTGACTACACTTCTTTGCCCTGCTTTATGCCAAACTGTACGTTCGTCATCTTTTAAATCAGGGGCTTTCTCTGGAAAAACTTTATCTAGAACATTGATAAGTTCCTCCACCGTGTACGGCAATTGAATATCATCTAAATGGTTCATATCTTTTTCCTTCTAATATGGGTACTATTAACCCCATAAATCTCCTGTCATACTTCCTTTTGCGTACTCTGTAGCACGATTTTCAAAGAAATTTGTGTGTTCTACGCCATTTAAAACCCAATCTAACCAAGGTAATGGGTTATCTTTTACTGCAAAATTAGGTTTTAATCCTAATTGTAATAGTCTTCTATCTGCAATATGACGTATGTATTGTTTAATTTGATTTGGTTCAATACCTTCTACTCCACCTTGTTCAAATGCTAAATCAATAAACTTATCTTCTAATGATACCATATCTCTAGCAATGTCATACAAAGTTTTCTTAAAGTCATCATTCCAAATATGTTTGTTTTCATCTATTAAAGCATGAAATAATTTAATCATACTATCTACATGGTGGCTTTCATCTCTAATGGACCAGGTAACTATCTGACACATTCCTTTCATTTTACCAAATCTTTGAAAATTTAATAACATTACGAAAGAAGCAAAGAGTTGTAAGCCTTCACCAAAAGCTGAGAACGTTGCAAGTTCTCTAGCCATGCCTTCTATACCTTCACCTTTAGTTCTAAAAAGATAATCATGTTTATCAGCCATAGCTTTATATTCTTGGAATGCTTTATATTCACTATCTGGTAAACCAATTGTATCATTAAGTAATGAATAAGAATGAGCATGGTTAGCTTCACTTGTTGCAATAGAAGATAACATCATTCTAATTTCTGGTGGTTTAAATTTTGGAATATAATTATCAAGGTACGCTTGAGCAATATCTACATCGCCTTGCGTAAAGAACTTTAATATTTGTGTTATTAAATTCTTTTCCTTATCGTTAAGTCTTTCATTCCAATCTCTTACATCTTCGGCTAACGGTACTTCACTTGGTAACCAATGCATTTTTTGCTGTTGGTCATAAGCTTCGAAAGCCCATGGGTATTGGAACGGTTTATAGTGGTTTCTTTCTTTTAATAGACTCATATGTCCTCCTCTACTTTAATTAAATCTTTTCTGTCAATTACAACATGACTAATATTTTTTGGTTCAAATTTATTTAGGTAACTAAACACAACTTCTTTATCTAAGTTGCTACACGTGTACACATCTAATTGGATAATAGCAGGGCTAGACTCATCCCAAGAATGCATAGCAATGTGTGAAGTTTCAATACAAGATACACAAGTCAAACCTCGGTTACCTTTTTTGTTACAATACACAGCAATAGGTTGACCTAATCGTTTCATTCCAATAGCCGTAATTAATTTTTTAATCCATTTTTTAATTTTACGAATATCTGTAGGGGGTTGTTTTACCTCTGCTCTAATTATAATGTGTCGGTGTTCCATTAGTTATAGCCCCACCAGTAACTACAGAAATCAAAAAGTTCTACGCCTTCAATTAAAATAATTATTGCTAGTTCAACAGCAAGTACAGTGTGATACACCGTCCACAATACAGATTGCTTTTGTCCGTCTAAAGATTTGTATTGTTTCTTTTTATGACAAGTGCAATATTTTTTCTTTGGCTTGTCCATGTCGTCAAAAATACTACTGTCTGTCATTTTCCTTGTCCTCGATATTTCATTTGTTTTTTATTCCTTCCTTGCCGTTTCTTTTTGTTAAGCATACTGGTACTCGGTCTTCGTCCAATACTTGTCTTCTTATATTTAGAACGTGTTTCATGTTCTTCTTTACCTAATAAATTATTTTTCTTTTTTGCCATTAAGCTTGACAAGCTAGACAATCATCTTCCTCTGCGTCTGGTCTAACTTTCCTTTCTATCTTAGTTGAAATTATTTCTGCTCTTTTAATTGCTTCTGAACGACAATAGTAAAGAGTCTTTAATCCTTTCTTCCATGCTGATAAATGTAACAAGTGTAAATCTTTAATGTTAACATCAGCCGGTACAAAAATGTTTACGCTTTGAGACTGACAAATATGTTTCTGTCTGTCGGCAGCTAAATCAACAATCCATCGTTGGTCTATTTCAATTGCTGTAGCAAACACATCTTTTTCCCAATCAGTTAATTCTTTTAAATGTCTAACTGAGCCACGCTTTGCTAAAATACTTTTCCAAGTTTTTTCATTATCTATTTCTTTTTCTTTTAACAATGCTTGTAAGTATTTATTTTTCATTAAAAATGTACCACTCATTGTTTTCTGACTGTATACATTTGCACGAACAGGTTCAATTGAAGGGCTTGTACTTCCACAAATAATACTACTACTTGCGTTTGGTGCGATTGCTAATAAGTGTGCATTTCGTAAACCAGTACCTTCCATGTCTGGCGCTTCACCTTTTTCTTCAGCTAGTTTTCTAGAAGTTTCTAAAGCTTGTTTTTTAATGTTAGTAAATATGACATTGTTTTGTCCTTTAGCTAACGCACTCCCAAAAGGAATTTTTTTACTTTGGAGATACGAGTGGAAACCCATTGTCCCCAATCCAATACTACGTTCACGCATAGCAGAATACTTAGCACGGTGTAAATTATTATGTGCGTTATTAATAAAATACTCCAAGACATTATCGAGAAACCTAACCACGTCAGGTATGAAGCTATCGTTTTCTTTCCATTCATCATATTTTTCTAAGTTTAATGAAGACAGACAACACACTGCTGTTCTCTCTTCGTTTGTTGGTAATGTAATTTCACTACATAAATTTGAGTGATGTACTTTTAATCCAATTTTCTTCTGAGACTCCGGCAAAGACTTTTGGATTGTGTCAATGAAGCAGAGATAAGGCTCACCAGTTGCCACTCTAGTCTCAAGAATTTTTTGCCATAATTTTTTAGCAGAGACTTTTCTAACCACTCGCTTTGTATGTGGGTCAATAAGTTCCCAAGTATCATCGGCACCAGGGTTAATAGTGCAATTGTCAATAATAGACATAAATTTATCAGAAACATTAATACCATGATGAAGATTAAGACACTTACGATGAACGTCACCCCCACTTGGTTTACGCATTTCAATAAACTCTTCAATTTCTGGATGAGATATATCTTGATATGCTGCATAACTTCCTCTTCTTGTTTTTCCTTGACTGAACGCTAACATTTCTGAATCAACTACGTGCATAAATGGAATTGAACCAGTAGATATTGAGCCACCTGAAGTTGCTGTTCCGTCACTTCTAATGTGTCCCCAATGTCCACCAATCCCTCCACCTACTGTAGCTAACCACGCATTTTCTGTGTAGTGTTCTGTTAATCCTTCTCGACTATCTGGTACATAATTAAGGAAGCACGAAATAGGCATTCCTCTTTTAGTTCCTCCATTAGTCAATATAGGAGTAGAAAACATAAACCATAGATTAGACACATAAGAATATATTCGGTCAGCCATAGCAGTATCATCTGAAAATGTTTTTGATACTCTATAGAATGCGTCTTGAGGACTGTTCTCTTCCTCAGTCAAATACCTATCTTTTAAAATTCTCAGACCTGCGTCTGACAATAGTGCGTCTTTACTATAGTCCATTCTATTTCCCTTCTAGTTTTAAATTTAATTGTTGTTCGTCTTTAGTTTCTTTTTCAATAATCATGTCAATATACCGTTTAGCTTTTAACAAATCTTGAATGCCATTCTTGTCACGCCAACGCATAACGTATTTAACTACGTTAGCTTCAGCAAACGGTATGTTGTTTTCCATAATGAAAGTGATTGGCTCAATCTTCCATTTCGTATAGTGAGGAGGTTCTTTAACTATATCTGCCATCGTTTTACCTCACCAGTTTTTTTGTCATAGTCACCATGTCTTAATATTCTAGCAACTTGAGCTTGTTGGAATGCGTCATGTTCCATTAAGCCTTCTTTGGCATAAGCTTTAACAACAAGTTCCCATTGTTTTCTTACTGGTAACTTCTTATCGTTTAGTATTTTTTGTGCTGTAACTTTTCCTACTTTTGGACAGCCAGAAAATCCATCAACTGAATCTCCTGTTAATGTTTGTATTAAATGCCAGTGGTCACAATCAACTTTAGAACGTTTAACAATTGTTCTACCGTCTTGAGAAAGTTTACCTGGAATTTGTCTAAGGTCTTTATCTAAAGAACAAATAATTCTTTCTTCTTTCTTTTGTGGTTGTGTAGCAAGTATACCTAGAACATCATCTGCTTCTAAGTTTGGATAAATGATTGCGTCATACTCATCAATTAACCATTTTCTAATTGCCCCTAATATTAAAGGTTTACGTTTCTCTTTACGATTATCCTTGTAGCTAGGTAAGATGTCTTTTCTAAAGTTAACACCATCTGTTAGTGCAATTGTAATACTATCACCTTTAAGATTTTCTTTTAAATCTTCTATCTCGGATAGTGCGAGATATTTTCCGTGGTTCTCATCAGCGTGTAATGTCCATACTGTTGAGTCTTCCCACTTGATACTATGCTCTGCCATAGTTGAAGCTTTATAAGCTATGATGTCCCCATCAATTAAAAGTCTTCTCTTCATGGATTATATCCTCCTGTGGATTGGTTAAGTTAAATTTTTTGATTGGAATAATTCTTTTAAAGGAATTAATATGCACTTACTTGCATGGTGGTCACCAATCATTTTGTAGTTATCTTTAAACTTGTCAGCTATCTTTTTTAATTTTGGTACTTCAAATATTAATTTACAATAATCTTCTTTACCTATTGCTAATATATGTACCCAATAGTCTGCTTCAGTTTTAGATAAGCCACTAGGTTTGCCCCAACATTCAACTTCGATTGCGATGTTTCCTGTCTTAGCCCACCAGTCTCTTTCTGTCTTTACTTCTAGTTTGTTTTTGTCCTGGTCCAATAACGATACTACTTTCTTTTCTCGCTCTTGACCGTACTTCAAGTCAATGTCGAATTTACTATTTTTCATTAATGTGTTTCACTCCAATTGTTTCCTATTTTATATTCGCCTGTTAATGGCACTCTTAAATTGAAATGTTCACCAGTTCGTTTAATACATTCGACAGCTAACAATCCTATTTCTGTTGCTTCTTCTCTGTCACACTCAACTTGTATTTCATCGTGTACCCACAATACTTGTTGAACTCCAGAAAAGTTTTTAACAGCGTTGTCAAACTCAACTAACCATTGTTTACAAACGGCTGCGCCTGCGCCTTGCAACAAAGTGTTTAATGCACTGAAAGTATTTCTTACTTTAATTTGTCTTTTGTCTAGACCAACTAAGTAACCACGTTCAGCAGAAAGTTGTACTTGTTTGATAAGTTTATTTAAAGCAGGTAGTCTATCTAAGAAACGCTTTTTAACTTTTGCTGCTTCCTTATTAGTCTTGCCAGTTACCTCTGCAATCTTTCCGACACCTGCGCCATAAAGCCAAGCGTACAAAAATCTTTTACTTTGGTCTCTGGTTTCTAAACCTGCATTGTGTTGATTAGTAGTATGTATATCACCGTTGACTACAATGTCAGCGTATGCACCACCATCAAATTTAGCAATGTAATGACCAAGCAATCTAAGCTCAAGTCCACTTACATCTATTCCAATTAACACTTTACCTTTTGGTACAGTAAAGAGTTCTCGAAATTCTTTTCCGTAAGGTACACTCACTGAAGGTACTTGTTGTAAATTTGGTTTCATTGCTGTTGCTCTTCCAGTCACAGCGTTGTTTGTATTTACAGTACCGTGTAGTCTTCCGTTACGTTCTAGTTTTAAATAAGCTTGATTACCTTCTGCTAACATTCCAATTCTTTTTTCTAAAAGAAAATATTTTGCTAACAGTTTTGCTTCTGGATAATCTAAACTAGTTAAAACTGTATCATCTACTTTTGGTTTACCGTCTGGGGTAAAGTCTTTTGGTTTCCAATTATATTTTTCTATTAATCTTTCAGCAATATGCATTCTGCTAGAAGGATTAAAGTCTACAACTTTATCTTTTAATTGTTTACCAGTTTTTTCAGAAACTCTTTTAATAACTTTTGGTTTAAAAGTTTCTTCCATTTCTTTTTTAATCTTATCTCTTTGTCCAGATAAGTTTGCATAGAGTTGAGCTGCTTTATCTTTATCAAACAATACTCCGTATCTTTCTTGTCTAGATATAAGAGTGGCTACATCGTGTTCGAGTTCTAAAGATTCTTCCGAATATTTTTTGCCCAAAATTATTTGGTATAGATTATGTGTAACCTCTACGTCTTGTACACAATACTCTAACATTTCGGTTGTAAACTCTTGCCAGTCTGTCTCAAACTCTTGCTTATAATTTCCTAGTCTAACACCCCACGCTTTTAAACTATGCTTGTTGACTAATTTTCTTGGGAAATCTTTTGAGTGTACACGTTTCATATCCGACTCCATTAAGTCAGACCAGATTAACCGTGTAGCAACTAAAGTATCAAAAACTTCTGCTTTAGTTTTAAAGTTATATAATTTTTCTAACACAGGAATATCAAACTTGATTATATTATGTCCGATAATAAGTTCTGCATTCGTAAGTTTGTCTATGGCTTCATCATTTGATAAAGTCAAAACTTCTTTCGTGTCTATATTTTTTAAGACTATGCAATGAACCTTCGTACAATCTTCTAACAAGTTATCTGTTTCTATGTCAAAACAGTATTTACTCATATTTTTATTTTCCTTATTTTTATTACATTAACTGTAGGCATTGTTGTTATGTTACCTACGTCTCCTAAAGTTCCGTCATCATTAAAGTTAACGTCACCCACTATTATATGTACATCCTTGTCAGCTTTAATAAGCCAACCTGCTGTAATACAAATTGTTACTTTACTATTTTTTGCTTCCTTTAAATTTAACCATGCGCTGTTAGAATTTATATCTTTCCAATGCACGTGAACAAAAGGTGCGTCTAATATTTTTTTATTTATTGTTGGTAATTTCATTTTAAATCAATTCCGTTTGTTAATATTGTCCTTCCTATTTTAAAAAAAGTATTTGAATTTTTTTTATTTTGTGTACATGAAAATAAAAGAGTTATTAAAAAACAAATAAAGAAAAACCATAATATTTTTTTTAACATTAATGTACGGTTGCCTTCTCTACTGTTACTCTACACGCAGCTTCATCGAACATTGATAACTCGTTCAATAACATTTCTGCTGCGAGATAGACTGTTGAATTAGGGACTTGTATTGTTGCCATTTTACTTGGGTTCTTTCTGCAAATTTCGATAGCGTCATGCACTTCTTTTGTGATGTTCCAATCTTTAACTATCTTTATTTTAGAAATCCCTGTCATGTCCCTCCTTAACTTCCATTAGACAAGCTGTATCATTATCAAAATATAATGTTCCACACTTGCCAGTGTCACCAGTATGTCTGTTCTTTAACACACGTACTGTTGTATAGTTTTTGTTTTCGTCATCGTTTTGGTTTCTTTCTAACGCAATCACGCTATCACTAAGTTGTGATATTGCATGACTACCTCTTAAAGAATTTAATGAAGTTTGTACTCCGTCTTCGTAACCTTTGTTACCTTCCGGTCTTCTTAAATGTGATACTAAAATTAAACCAATGCCAGTTGCTTCAACTAAACTTCTTAACTTAGTCATTGTGACATCAATTAATTTTCTTTCGTCATAACTTTCTAAACCACTAATGACAATTGATAAGTGGTCAAGAATAACCCAACGAACACCAAGACCTTTAGCAAGGTAACGGATTTTTGATAATAAGTTGTCGGATTCTGTCGAGCCAAAATGGTCAAACAAATACAACAAACCACTACCAACTGTTGTAGTAAAACTGTTTCTAAATTCATCTTTACTTACTCCGTCTTTATTTAAGTGTAATGGTTTTTGTAAATCAATTCCCATTATACCCAATGCTGTTCTCTTAACACTTTCTTCTAATGCAATGTAGCCAACACACTCACCATTTTTAATTAAGTGATGAGCAATTTGACGACAAAGTTGTGACTTACCTTGTCCAGTTCCACTTGTTACTGTTATTAATTCCCCTCTTCTCATGCCTAAAGTTTTTTTATTTAAACATTCAAAAGGATAAAGAACTGTTTCTGTCTTATCTTCTTTAGATAACAATTCAAAAATTTCTGTTCCAGATATTATTCCGTCTGGTCTATAAGTTTTAGCACCCCACATACAATCAATTAATTTTGTAGTGTCCCCCTGGACCAACATTTCGTTAGCGTCTTTTCTTGGGAGTGTTGCTATCTTACATTTTCCAGGCGTAAATAATTTAGAACATTCTTGAGCTGCAATTTTTCCAGGCTCATCGCTATCAAACATAAGTATAATTTCTTCTGCTTGTTCGAGCCATTCGATTTGTTGTTGCAAATCTTTTTTTGCACCTTGGCTTCCAGTCTTAACTGAAACACAAGCCCATTTATTTCCTTGGACTTGTGACATAGAAAGAGCGTCTACTTCTCCTTCTAAAATTACAATCTTTTTATTTTTCTCACGCCATAAGTTTTGTCCGAATAGTGTTGCTTGTCTACTATCACCTAACCACTGAAATGATTTATCTGGATAACGTAATTTCTGTGCAACTAATTTATTATTCTTATCATAGTAGTTTGCAATTTGAACTGTCTTACCGTTATGTTTTCCAGTCTGATAATTAAACTTGGTTGTTGTTTCCAAATTTATATGTCTTTTGTTTAAAGGTTTATGTTCACCTTGTATTAATTCAGTTTCCAATTTTGTTTCCTCTTTAGGTTCATAGTTATGATAGTAATGCCCACAACCGAAACAATGTCCGTGTCCGTCTGTATAAACAGCCACGTTATCTCTGCTCTGACATTCAGAACATGGGGCGTGATAACTAAAATCACTTTTTTCCATTTTAATATTTCCTTGAAATTTTTTTGACCCAAAATAAAAGACCCCTTTGATGTTATCTCAGGGGTCACTACAAAAGGTAGCCATATGAACTACTACCTTACGGAGGTATACCCTAATTTAATTCTTTTATCCACTCTTTTGGTATGTAGCCGTCAGCATATTTAAAATTATGCTTCTCGCACCACATTGCGTATGTTGTTTTGGATTTTTTCGAAATTCTAGTTTTTGAATTTGAAAATACAAATCTTAAATCTAGATTAGGGTATTGATTTTTAACAAGTAAAGATTTTTGTTTGTCTACTGTTAAAAACCTACCTTTGCCTTCAATGTACATAGGCTCACCATTTTTCTTAAAAAGAATAAAGTCTGGAGTGTATCTATGTACCTTTTCAGGTTTCGTATATTTTAAAGTCGTTGTTTCATACTCGAATTTAATATTTTTCAATTTTAATTGTCGAGCAATTTGTTCTTCTAAACCACTTCGATATTTAGAAGTCGTCTTTATCTTCTGGTACTTTGGTCTTAGAATCATTTTCAAACTCCTCAGTCGTTTTAGTTTCTGAGTGTTCATATCCTTCTTCTTCTTTAAAACCGTAACCAGAAGAATTTGAGCCACCTTCAATTAACTTAATTATTTGCGCAGCTCTAAGTCTCATACTGACACCTGCCCCTACCATACTTGTGAAATAGGGAATAAGTTCAGCACTAACTTTAATTTCTGAACCACCCCATACATTAATGTTTAACATTGGTTTACCTTTAGCGTCAAAGAGTGTTGGTTTATTTTCAAAACTCTCTCCACTTTTAGTAGTTACCTTTGCTTTACATTTGAATTTGAAAACAACGTTGCCAGTTGGCTTTCCGTCATCATCTACTTCATCAAAGTAAGGTGCGTCAGCTTGTTTAACTTTCTTACCGTTTGATTTTTCGGCAGCAAGTTTTACACTTTCTTCTCTAGCAGTATCAATCATCTTGATAATGTCTTGAGCGTCTTTCTTGTTTACAATAAGATTTGTTTTATATTCACCCACTTCGCTAAACTTAGTATCTGGACTTGATAGCCACGGATATTGAGCCACGCCTATTGGTGTAACAATCTTTGTGTATCTATTCTTTGTTGTCATTATAGTTTTCCTCATTTACTGTTTCTTTATCTAAATAGCCTTTTTCAATCAAGGCTACGCCTTCATCTAAAGGCATTAAACCATCGTTCATTTATTACTCCTTTGGTTCTAATAGGGGTACTATTAACCCCACGGTTTATTTTAAGCAAAGAAAAATTCACTCTTTAATACTTGTTGTATATCAAAATCGCCTTTTTCAGGGACTTCAGGTAATTTCTCTTTTTGCTTATCGTTTAAAATTGGTAACATAGATGTTTTAAAGTCTTCCAAAGGACACCCATTAGAATACAACTCTACAAAAGTTTCTCTAATAGTGTCAGCTAGGGTCTGACTGTCGGCAGCTAGTGTTCCAAAAGAGTCATGCACATTACAAAAATGTGAAACTCCTTTATCATACGCCTGGACTACGGTCATAAATAAATGCGCTGAGTCTTGAGCGTGTATATAATTTGGTGGACAACTATTCTTAGCTTTATGTATAGAAAACTTTTCAGTCTCTACATTTATTCTAGGTTTAATTACTTCACCAAACAATTTAGTTTTCACTCTCATAGATTTAAACTCTGGATAATCTTGTATCACTGGAAATCCAACTGGATTATTCCAACGTACAGCGTGTCCAGATTTTGCTAAAACTTTTGCACAATCTTGTAAGAATGACATTCCTAATCTTGCAGAAGATAAAACTTCACCCATTGAATCCCAAATCACTCCTGCTAAAAATGTACAAGCTTGAAATGAAGCGCTTCCAAATGGATGTATGTCTCCTTGGTCTTTTCTTTTAACTAAATCCTCATCAACAAAGTCACTGCAAGAGTAACGTGTTGAACCATAAGGACTTGTCATTATTGCTCTCTTAACTGTTGAACGTTTAACTCCAAACTGTAACCACAGTTTTGCAAATTCACTATCAGTCATAGTTTTTAAATTTTCTATAACTTTATCTTTTACAACTGTATAAACATCTTGAGGTCTTTCACTGTTCGATAAGTTAACTGCTTTTGCTGAAGGTGTATGTTTTAGTATTCCACTATAGTGTTGAATACCATTACAACTACCGTCTTGATTACAAATAAAATGACTTACATAATTGTAACCTTGTTTTTTAAATTCACACCATTCATTTACCCATGCAAGAAATTGAAACGGCTTGTCAGCGTGTTCCCAATCTCTAAAAGTAAATGGGTCTGATTGAATTTCATCAAACATTTTTTGGTTACTCATTACCCATTCTAATTGTTCTTTTCTACTTACTTTATCAATACCGAATAAAGCTGCGCCAGTTACGGCTAACCAAAATTCACCATTGTTTTCTTTTGTTATCTTTTTTCCAGTTCCAAATAAATGTAAGGCTTTAGCAAAGTCAACGCCTTGTCCGTTTAAATAATTTGTAACGTGATAACATCTAGACCTAAAATCTAAAGTGTGAGCATGATAAAATATTTTTTCTTTAAACATATCGGCAATCCACAAAACTTTTGCAAACAATAATCTTTTAGATTTTTGTCTGGCGTTTTCAGTGTGGACCAGGACAGCTTTTTGTCTATATTCTTTTCTTGCTTCTGGATTAGTTTCTATGTCGTGAGGTTTATTAGGTAAGTCTTCGAGTTCAGCTTTAGGTAAACCACCAACGTTAATATTTTTGTCCCAAGCTTTTTGTAAAACTTGAAGAACAAAATTATTTATTTTATATGGTGTACCTTGCATTGCGTTAATGCCTTTATAAATGATTGGCATTTTAACATCTTTAATTTGCTGAAGGTTTTCTCTTTTACGATACTTAACAAGGCTCAAAGGTTTTATATGTCTACTGTAGTAACCACCACCAGTTACTTTTCCTTCTTCCCACATTCTTGGAGGAACAATTGTTGGAAAATATTCTGGTGCTAAAACTTCTAAAAAATCATTTCGATTATTTATCCATTCTAAAGTTTTTTCAGTAGGTAATAAAACTTTCTCTTGTCTTTTTCTTCTGAGCTGCGCTTTGACTTCACATAGTCCAGTGGATAGACACATAAGCTCTATAAGCTTGTAGCCAACATGAACCTTTTCACTCCTTGTCCACAATACCCACTCCAACTCATTCTTTTGCGCTGACTCTCTGAGTTTTCTTCTTTTGTACATATAGCCAAACGACCTTTTATCTAGGTCTGTTTTAACAATGCCATAGTGTTCTGGTTTTGACTCTTCAAAAGTTCTTAACGCTACTTCATCTTCAATTTTACTTGCCACGTTAATGGCAGCACTAGTAAGTTTACGAGCAATAGTAATAGAATTGATAATACTTTTTGCTGTAATTAAAGACGCTATGTCTGACTCGATTAATGATAATAGCCTTCTAGCTATAGGCTGAACGCCCTTTTGGTTGTCACCTTCATTTACAAATTGAGTAATTGCTTCTGAAAGTGGTCTGATTGAATTAGAGAGTAAGGTTTTACCGTAGTTTGTAAAACTCTCTTCACCTCTCTTTTTGTGGTCACTTAGTCTCTTTTGGAAACGATTGATACCACGATTTCTCATATCCTTTTCCAACTCTAATTGGTCTTTTAAAGAGGTAAAGGGTAAGGTTATATATCCGTTAGATTTCAACATACACTCCTTTGGTTATAGAGGGACTTATAGCCCCCTTGGTTCTAATAGGGGTACTAATAGAACCGTTGGTTAATCTTCTAAAACATCTACAAAATTCATAAGCCTAGAACTAAGGACTTTTCCGTATCTTTCTACCATACGGTCATCTTTATGTCCGACCCACGATTGCACTGCTTTTGAAGGAACATCTTTATTTAATAATCTAGAAACACACGTCCTTCTACACGCATGAATACCAAACCTTTTGTCATTTTCCAGACCCATTTCTTTTCTGACTTTACGCCAACTAGAATTTGGTCTCCAATGAGCAAAATGAGAAAATAGTTCTTGCCCTGGTTTTTTATTTTCAGACAATCTTTTCACAATTGCTTGACATCTTTTAGTTAAAGGTACGCCCCTAGACTCATTTGTTTTTGTCTGAGTTAAAATAATTCTATCAGAATGACAATCGTCAACTTTAAGATTTTGCAGCTCAGATAATCTCATTCCAGTATCTATTAATAAGATAAAGAAATCAGCGTCATCATTCATATTCCAGGAACGCAACAAAGATAATAAAACATTTTCCTCGTCCCTAGAAATATATCGTAGTTTATGTTTTGGTTCTTTCAACCAACTTATGTATGGCTTTCTTTCCAATTGATAAGTTTGATGTCTTCTTAAACAAAACGTTATCATTGTAGATAAAGCTGACAAGTATCTGTTAATTGTTGCATTGCTTAATTTTCTATTACGCAGCTCAACAATAAGACCGTCAATCATACTTTCATTTACATCATTTATAATTGTGTTCTCGCCCCAAAACTCTATAATCTTTTTGGCTCGGTCTTTGACGCTTTCATCTCGCCCCAAATCCCATTTACTAGAACAAACATTTTTATAAATTTCTTTTAATGTTTTTTCCATTTGTTTTCCTTTTTGTTAATGTTAATTATACTTCGCCCCTCGCCCCTATAAAAGCTTTCGCCCCTAAAATACAATAAATGGACCAGGGCAGCTCAAAAAATTCTTTCATATCTCAACGTACAGAGGGTTTAAGGGTCTTGTCCGACCCTTACTACCCCCCTAATTTTAGTCATTTATGATTTTCTTTATTTCTCTTATCTTGTCTTGGTATTTTAAACTTGTCTGAATATATTCGTCAGCCAAAGTTTTTTTGTTCTTGTCATCAACGTAAATAACAAAACTGTCACCGTCTGTTGAATTTACTGAATGACTCCAAGAACCACTTTTTCTGAAT